AACTTATAGTCGTTACTTTACGACGATTATTCATAACTTTACCACACCCTTTTGCTACGAATCCACCGTTTTTCTTTTTCACACGATTTTGTTGAGACATGGATTTTTCAATAGCCATACCTCTTTTTCTTTCGTACGAAGATATATTTCCATCTTTATTAAGATCAGCTTTTGATTTGTTTTTGAGCATTTCTCCTCCTCTATTTACAGAAACTCTTGCTGCTTTAGTATTGGCAACTACTGTTTTACCTTTAGCGCCAGCTGTTTTTTTCTTACGTGCTGTTTTAGCTCTTTCACTTTTTGATAAACTTTGTGCTTTTGCTTTAGGCAAACATCTATCTGGATTCTTTTTATTTTTACTGGTTCCGCAAGGTCCTTTGATAGAACCATCAGATCCAATCCTAACCCAGTTTTGTTCGCGCCATTGCTTTAATTGACCCATTATCTTAACCTATTTGGCATTACTCTGCCTTGTCCTCTAATGTTAAATACCAATCCCCCTTCTGCCTTTTTAACTCTTTTCTTTTTCTTAGAGCCTTTTGCATAGTTTGGATCTTTACAGTATTTAGATGCGGCCATATTTGCATAAGCTGAAGGATACGTATCAAATGTACGTTTTGCCCAAGCCTTACCAGATGGACATATTTTGCCGCCGCTTTTAGCTTTTGCCATTTAACATCTCCATTGTCTTCTTGACCAATAATTAGCTTTAGTTCTATCGTCCCCTAAATTCTTACTACGAGCGCAGTAAGCTTTTCTTTTTTTAGGATTACTAGGATGCGCGCCTAATTTTGGATCGCCAAAAGTTACACGTTTAACTTTTCCAGAAGCAGGTACTCTAACAAAAACTTCTCTAGTTTTCTTACCGAACCCAGGAGAACCCTTTGAGATTCTCCTTGGTTTGTTCAGAGTTACTGTTTTGCCTCTGTATTCAGCCATTTTTTAGGCGTGGAAAGCAGTAAGATTAGTAAAAGTGCTTTTCGTGTATTGAACATATATACCGCTATCAAACAATAAACCATTGTCGGGTACAGTAATATCTCTAGTTACAGTAGCGCCTGAGACACTACCTAGTTTGAACACGCTGGTTCCAATTGGGGAAGTTGTTAAAAAATCTAAAGTTCCACCTGTAGCAGAACATACCATATTGATACCTTGCAACCTACTCCTGCCTGCAAAGACAACGTCAGCAGCAGAATTATTAATTCCCGCTGAAACATTACCTGCTGGGTTTCCAACTGCTGTAATACTAGCAATTGTTTTGAAGTATTTAGTTCCAGTAGCAGTACCAGCATTTGCACCTGTTATTGATTCTGTTTGAGAATCACCATTAACATCAGTACCAACTACGGTGAACGACTTACTAGAATCATTGCCAGCAGATAGAATAGTGACTATTCTTCCTGAATTAAAGGTACAAGAACCACCAGAGGCTAAAGCACCACCTATAACAAGTGCTGCATTATTGCCTACTGCTGCTGCTACTGATATTCCATCAGCATCTAAAGCCTGAGTGTCTGCGGTAATAAATACCGCAGTTACATCAGAGCCAGTCATACGACCTGCCATAATTTACTCCTATCTTTCGACTGATGCTACTACGTAGTCAATAGTCATAGTTTTTGCCGCTGCTTCACCATTTTGTATACCAAATGAAACTGTTAATTCTTCATCAGTTACTAGATTGGTATTAGCTACAGCTACAGGTTCAGCATTGTTTATTGAGTAGTATACTTTTGAAGTATCAGGATCAATAAACCAAGTAGCTACAATAAACGTATCGTCAGCGATTGTTGCTACATCTGATGTAGTAGTTGCAGAATTATCTTTTTCAACTAAAAAATCAAGACCTGTACCGCCGTCTGCTTTAAGGAAGAAAACACCATCAGTTGTATCAAGAGGTGTGGTATCTGTAATACCAAGACCCATTACAAAGTCAGATTGTGTAGCGTCGCTTACTTTGAATCTAGCAGAAAAGTATGCTCTTTTGCTTGTGCTTAATTTGAACCCTTCACCTTTTAATTGTAAAAAGTCTAAATCATTATCACCAGCAGCGTTTGTGAGCAATAAAGCTCCACCAGCTGACGAAGTCACAGCTTCAGTAGCACTACCTGTACCAGCTTCAGTTGTAGTTATAGTCCAATCACCAGAGTTATAAGTGAAAAAATCATTTTGGTACATGTAGTACGTTTGATCTGATGGATATGGAACGAACATAGGTTGGTCTTTCTTATGCTTGGAAGCAACAGTATTACCCGCCCATAGTATTAAGTTTTGGAAATGTGGATTAGCCATTATGAACTCCTTATATTTGTATTAATGGAAACTGCATGCAGCCCTCATTAAGCTAATTAAACACTTTTCTATCATATATTCATTTTTTTAAGAAATAAAGTAAAAAAAAGGGATGCCGAAGCATCCCCTTTCCTAGTAGTCGGGTGACGGTGACTACTATTTGCCGTTAAGCTCCTTGAGAACCATATACAGCCCTAAAGTTAGAGTATCCAAATGAATACCTTTCTCTAGCTTTGTATCTCATGTTTCCAGTATCAAAGTCGCCTTCTAGTGCAGTTGAAAGAGGTGATCTTTCAAAATGCTTAAATCCATCAGGACAATCAGTTTTGATGAAGAAAGCGTCTGTATCAGTTAAGTAGTGATTCACTACATAACCATCAGGCAACATTCCTGTGTTTCTGATTGCATTGATGTCATTGTCAGAAGTACCAACTCTCCCTGGAGAACTGAGTAGTCTGTCAGCTACGAATTGAAGTTGAGGTGGAACAATTAGTTTCATTCCTCTCAAAGCAATAGTTAAGCCTCTGTCATCAGTAAATGTTGATATGTTTATCAAAGCATCTTCTAATGAAGTCTCATTAAGGTCAGCCATAGTTGTAGCTCTATTCGCAAGAGTACCACCACCACTTAGAGGGTGGTTAGTTGCGATAAGAGTTACGCCATCGCCTCCTGATGTATCGAACGCATTGTTCAGTACAGCAGCAGCCTTAATTTGCTTAGTATTAGCCATCGATCTCGCTAACGCCTTAGTGTATCTAGCACCAAGCCTGTCATAGAGATTATCCTCAACAGCTTCTTCTGTTAATGCAAAAGCCAAAGCAACTGTTTCGTGTGTGTAACGTGAAGTGTAGCCTTCAGAAGCGTTATCAAATCTAACGCCTGTTCCTTCAGCTTTTACTTCAGCATTACCGAAACCTGAAATCAGAACTTCTTCTTCAAACGCTCTGTCAGAAGATTCAGTTTCAAAAATTTCAGCATGTTCAGCCTCATACCTGGAGTATTCCAACCCAAAAAGGGCGTTCAATCCAGGCTCTAGTTCCTTCGCTAATTGCGCTCTATTAATTGCCATTATTAAACTCCCGTTACTGTGGTATAGAAATGCTCATTAATATATACGATTGCATTTACGTTTGCAGATCCAGTAGTGCTATTAGATGGATCAGTAGAGAATCCTACGATTCTGAACTGAGCAGTAGTAGCCGCTGTGGTAGAAGAAATTTCTGCCGCAGACATACCAGTTTTTGTAGACCCAGCAGTGTAAGCCAACTCTACGTTGTTACCTACAGCTGTCTGAGCTAAAGATCCTGTGCATTGCACTTCGAAAAGTGTGTCAGGATCATCCTCAACAAATGCAACGATATCCGATGAAGTTGTAGCTGTTGGATAGTAAGAAGAGAATTTTACGTCTCCATTGCTATCTGTATATTTACAACCTCTGAATATCCCCAATAAAGTTGTTGCTGCACCAGCTACTAAAATAGTACCAGTGTTCAACATCTTAACTGGGTCGCCCGAAAAGATATTTCCAGTTGCGCCAGAAGCAATTTCATATTCAGTAACGCCGCCATTAGCTACGCTACCGCCTTTTTTGCCTACTGAACGAAACCCGAAAGGTGCATCTTTATTTGCCATAATAAGTTTTCCTTATTCAGTTAGTTATTTTATTACAGTGATAATCACTCACGATTACCACCACCAAAAGTTACGCTTGTTTTTCTCTCTGGTCGTAAGATCGGAGAGCTTGGATCAGATTCCTTCATTAAATCATGGTCAACTGCATCTTGTTGCAATTGGGCGCGTTCTGAAAAGTAGGCGTTTCTTTCATTTCGCGTTTCAGTAGGAATCTTGGCCAAAAGCAAACCACCCACAGAAACTACTCCTGAGTGCTTTCCATCGTCAAGCGTAGGAATTTCAAATCCATCTAACTCCTCTGCTCTGACAAGGTCGAAACCTTCTCTAAGCCTAGCAGTTATATTTTTCTTATCTTCCTGTCCAACGATTTCAGCTCTTATCCACCTGTATTCGTATCCTTCAGGTGCATCAGGTGTTTCCAACATTGATGGACGACGCCAAGGTTTGCGAGCAGTATCTTTCGCTCGAGTTTCAGCAGAACGTGATGTTCTGTTTTCAGCAGATGCTTTAGCATCAATTGATTCGTTTTGTTCTTTTTCGTTTGTCATTTGTCTACCTTCTTACATGTTTAGCATATTCTTGTAACGGTACATTCAAACGACGTGCCATTTCGACTTCGGCTTTTGTCAGCCTCACTTGTCGTTTGCGTCCAGAGCTTTCGCTTCTACCTGCGGGTGCTACAGTTTGCTGTATTTTACCTTTAGGTTCTGCTTCTTCTCCACCACTAAACTTATGTGGAAATTCAGCTCTTATACGTTTATCAATCTCAGTATAGTATGTTGGGTCATTTGTATCAAACCCTTCCTCTTCTACCAATCTT